TTATGTTGCTGTGGGTTCATCACACTTCGGCAGCCAGTCGGCGTTGCTTTCCTCCCTGAGAGCGAGATTGGTCTGCATGCCCTGATTTGTGCGGCGCTTCTCATAATTCAGTCCGTACTCTTTCAGCATGGCTGACAGCCCCTTGCCGAACATGGTCAGGCTGAGCGCGTTCCTGTAGCCGTGGGCCTCCATGTACACCAGATAGGCGTGATACAGATACAGACGCGGCTGGCGCGGGATAATATTGGCGTTCCCCATATACATCCCGTCCGGCTCCGGCAGTGCCTCCAGATAGCCGCAAAAATCAAAGGTCGGGTCAGCGTCGCGTTTAATACTGAGCGCCTCGTCGGAGTTCTGCTGTGACTGGAGCAGGGTGCGGGCGCTCATCGGGTCACTGAACTGCTGCATCAGCTGGCGCACAATCACGGCCAGCTCGCGGGCGATTTTATCCCTGAGTTGCGGGTCGCGTTCTTCCGGGGCTATCTGCTCCGGGAAGTGGATAATCACCCGGCGACGTGACACGCCACCGCTGCGGTCGGTGAAGCGCATCGGATTGTTGTTCACCGCCAGAATCACCGCCGGAATATGCGTCGAGTACGGGTTCTGATATTTCGGGTCAACGGAGACCGCGTCACCGCCGGTGATGGCCTTGAGCCCGGCACCGTCACCGCTCCATTTCTCCTGGTCAGGCAGACGAATGAGCGAGAAGCCAATCAGGGAGGCACGCTTGCGCGGGTCTTCCAGCGTGTCGATATCCGCCGACGTGGCGTTATCCTCTCCGGCCAGCATCGTGGCGATTTCGGCGAGAATACTTTTCCCGCTGCCGCCGGGGCCGGTCACTTCGAGAAACAGCTGCCAGTCGTAGCGGTTCGCCAGCACCATAAACAGCGCGGCGAGTATCACGTCGCGTTTTGTCGGGTTGCCACTGGCCGCCCGGTCGAGCCAGCGCCAGAAGTTCGGCGCATGGGTCTCCAGCGTTTCGCCCTCCACCGGTGGGGTAAAATCCACGTCGCACAGCGTGCGCAGCCAGTGTGATTTACTGTGCGGGCTGAACAGACCGCTTTGGGTGTCGAGTACCCCGTTGCGAAAACCAATCAGACGGCGTGCCGGTGCATCCTGCTGAGGAATAATCAGTTTCAGGGTCTCCACCACAGAGGTGATTCTCCCCGACGAGAACGGGGCGCGTACGCGCTGGAATAAATCAGCCACACTCCGTGAAAAAGTGGCGGCCGGTATATTTTTCCAGATGCCGTTTTCATAGCGGGACAGGAGCTGGCCGTTGGCGTCCACGGCCAGCGCTTCACCGTAATGCTCATGCACCCGCCAGGCCTTGTCGCTGGCGCCCATGGCGGTAAATTCCGCCTCGCTCATGGTGTCGAACGGGCTTTGTGCCGGTGGGCGGATGGAGTCATAAATGGCTTTCCGCGTGGCGTCTTCCCCTTTCAGCATCACCGCATCATTCCAGTCACCAAATACCGGCGGCAGGGCAATAACGCCCTCGCAGGCTTCTGCGGCCGCAGCGGCTTTAGTCTGGCCGTCGCCGTTCAGGTCACGGTCAGCGGCGAGGATAATCTGACAGGCCGGGTGTTTCTGACGGGCCAGGCTCGCCAGAGAAAGAAGGTTCACGGACGACAGCGCCACCATGACGGTTTCTCCGGTCAGGTGATGCACAGTTAGGGCCGTTGCATAACCCTCCGCTATCCACAGGCGTTTCCCGGCCTGTTTTTGCCCTTCGATAGTGTGGCTCGCTCCTTTTACCGCGCCGCCTTTCAGGGTGCGCTTGAGCCCCTCAGCATTAATAAACTGGAGGTTAACCAGCGCGCCGGACTCGTCATACAGCGGCACCACCACATCACCGGCGCGGTAGGCCACGCCGCCGGTTTTGTGCGGCGTGGTCAGCGTCAGACACTCCCGGGCGGGAAAGCCCTTGCGGGTCAGGTAGGCGTTGCCGGTGACCGGGCGGGTTTTCTCCATCAGTCTGACGGCCAGCGTGGCCGCCGCTTTGCGGTCGGCCTCCGTTCCGGCGTCTGCGGCTGCAATCAACTCCGGGGCCACCGGCGGCAGATTCCCGGTGACGGCGTTCACCTTCCCGGCGGCCTCGGATGCCGATATGCCGAACACCTTCTCAACCAGTTTCAGGCCATCACCGGCACCGCACTGGTTACAGAACCATGTGCCACGCCCCTCTTTATCGTCAAAGCGGAAACGGTCAGCGCCACCACACACCGGGCAGGCCTGATGGCGGTTTTTTATCACTTTCATTCCCAGTGCCGGGAGAATGCGCGGCCAGTGGCCGCACGCCTGTTTTACGGTGTCCGTTACGTTCATTTTCATGGTGATTGTCTCCCTCAGTGCAGTACAGGCGATGTGATATGGCGGGCACAGAGCTCATCCATCACGGCGAGCCCGAGGAAGGACAGCGATGGGGCGGCTTTCAGCGGCCCGGCCTGCATCAAATCTTCCAGCAGCGCACAGGCAATCAGACGGCCTTTTTCCTCGCCGTGCTGACGCAGATAGAAGCCCTCCAGCTCGGCGGCGATGGCGCTTTCCAGCGCGTCGAGGGTGAGGTGAGGATAGCGGTGCTGACGTTCGCACAGGGTCAGCCAGGCACAGGCGACAGCGCGGCGATACAGGGCGGCACGCAATACAGGCGGCAGAGGCGTTTTCATACGTTGCCCTCCCCGGTGAACCAGCGGTGGTTGCAGCGCTCGACCACGCCGTCGAGCTGGGCGGTCATCAGGTAAATCACGGAGGTAAGCTGTAACTGCTGAGTCGGGTCACGACGCAGGGAAGTACAGTCCTGCACCTGCATCAGCTCGCCGACGAACTGGCCGACGTTACGCAGGTGCTCCAGGCATTCAAGGTCCTTCACGGTGATGGCGGGCTGTTTCATGCGTGCACCTCCGCCACCGGCAGACGACCGGCAAACGAGAGGACGTAATCGCGAACGAGGGAAAGGCGTGCGGCGTGTTCATCCCCGGCGATGGCGCGGAGCATACAGATACGAGGCTGACGGTCTGCGCGACGAACGGCGGCAAACACAAAGACAAACTGCGGGTGTGACGGGGTGAGGGTCGTAGCCATAGGGGCAACCTCCTTTGTTAGCTGAATACAGCCACCACCGGAGTTCCTACGCTCATGGGTGGTAGCCCGGACGGGGGTAGGAATACCGGCAACAAAGGAAACCGGCCAGCCCGGAGGCTGCCCCGCCCGGGCCACCATTATAAAGATGCTGCAATGGCTAAAAAACCAGTGCGCAAATAATGGGTGCACGAGAGCACAGACACAAAAAAAGACGCATGGCGCGTCTGGTGTCGCCTTTGTTTCGCTCGGGTTCCTACGCCCGGCTGCCGATTTTGCGACAGCGGTAAAACTATACCTGGAAACGGCGAAGGGAAGCAAGCCAGAAAAAGGGGCTTTTTGCGGAACGGGCATCATCATGCGTCATAGCCCCGGTTGCGTTCGGCGATACGGTCGGCCATCCACCCGGTGATTTCCGACTGCGCCCACGCCACGTTTTTTCCGCCGAGCGAGATTTGTTTCGGGAAAGCCTCCCGGCTGATGAGGTCGTAAATCGTGGAGCGTGACAGCCCGCACAGATGCATCACTTCGGGCAGGCGGATAAAGCGCTCCGGAACGGTATCAGAAACCGGCATCAGGGGCGCGGCAGGGGCTGAAGATGGGGAAGAAAAAGCGGTGTGCATCGGGCTACCTCATAAAGTCCATACAGTGCCGGTCGTGTCCATCCGGCTTCAGGTAGCGCTCTATTTTCAGCATAAAACGGGGCATTGCAACAAGGTGGGATGTGCCTGTCACTCACACAACACAGGTCAAAAAATACCCACATGGTAAATAAAGGGCAATATAATGCAATATGGTGCATCCTCGCCCATCCTGAGAAAGTAAAATCATTAATATCAATGAATAACGGGGTAATTAACAGGAAGAAACATTTAATAAACCTTTTTTCTTTCCGTCCTGTCACAAAGAAAAGTGAACAGTAGTGAACAGTCGGTGAACACTTCTGACCTCAATTGTTCACCACTTAACTTACTGTATTTCTTATCTTTTTATTTAAAGTGAACAGTAGTGAACAGTTATATGTAAAAAAACAAACGGTGAGTATGCTTTTCCTGAGACCTTTCTCTGGCAAGCCGGGTTTTAACGTCCTGTTTGTGCCAGAACTGCCACAACCGCAACAGGTCGTGTTGTTGTGTGTGCCCCGGCAGAATCACCTCATGTTGAAACCACGAGGAAACCTGCCATGACCGACACCACCTTTATCCCTGATTACCTGAAACCGGCGCTGGAGCGACTGGCCGCAGCCAGAGCGGCCCATCTTGAACAGGCCCGCCGGATGGAGGACACCCTGACGGCCATTACCCGTGCGGAGGAGCAGAAAGCGGAGCTGGAGCAGGACAACGGCAGCGACACCCGTACATGGCGCGCTGCTTTCCGTGCCGGGGGTGCCATGCTGACCGATGAGCTGAGAAGCGGCCATATCGAACGCGTGGCCCGCCGGGAGCTGGCGCAGGAATGTGGCAACCTGACCGACGTGCTGGCCTTTGAACGTGACCAGCTGAAAGCCACCTGCAACAGCACCGCACGGGCATTCCGCCAGGCGCATCATGCTGTGTTGAGTAAATATGCTGAGGAAGAGCTTAACCGCGCGCTGAATGACACCCTCGGGCCACTGGTCCGGGCGATGGTGCTGAAAGCAGAGGTGATGGAAAATCCGCTGGCCAACACCACCGGCCATCAGGGCTACATCGAGCCGGAGAAGGAGGTCATGCAGCAGGTGGTCACCTTCCTGACCGGGAAAGTGAGCGCCTTCTCTGTCACGCCAGCGGATGAGCCGGTGCTCTCCCTGACCGGCTTCCCGGCCGTCACCCTCCCGCATATGGACCACGACGCCGCCAGCACGCCCGGCGAGCGTAAGGTCTGGCAGGAGAAAATCCGTCAGCGCGAGGCTGACCTGAAAGCGCGGGGGCTGCTGCCATGATGCACTGTCCGTTCTGCAAAAAGTCGGCGCATGCCCGTACTTCCCGCTATCTGTCGGAGAACGTTAAACAGCGCTATCACCAGTGCACCAATATTGAGTGCTCGGCGACGTTCCGCACCACTGAAGCCATCGACGAGGTTATCCGGCCCCCGGCGGAGAAAACGCCGCCTGTCGCGGAGCCGGTCACACCTCCGGCACCCCGCAAAGTGCAGGGCTGCTACAGCTCGCCATACCGCCATTAATCAGGGGAGAACTGACCATGACCGCCATTACGCTACAGCAGGCCTTTGAGGCCTGTCAGAATAACAAAACCGCCTGGCTGAACCGTAAAGCCGAACTGGCGGCCGCAGAGCAGGAATACCGCGAGCAGATGCTGGCCGGGGATGAACGTATCCCGGCAATTATGCAGGAACTGCGCGACATTATCGAGGTCAAAAAATGGGAGATAAATCAGGCCGCCGGACGCTATATCCGCTCCCATGAAGCGGTGCAGCGCATCAGTATCCGCAACAGGCTGAATGACTTCATGCAGGCGCATGGTGCTGAACTGGCGGCCACGCTTGCCCCGGAGCTGATGGGACTCAGCCAGCAGCCCGCACTCCTGACCGGCCATGCGCTCGACCGTTCGGCGCATTACCTGAGGGAAGCGCTGTCCGTATGGCTGAGTACCGGTGAAGAAATTCATTATTCCGCAGAAGACAGCGATATTTTAACGGCCATTGGATTCAGGCCTGACGCGGCTTCGCGGGTGGATAATCAGGAAAAATACACCCCCGCACAGAGCCTGATTTATGCCCGCCGGCGCACGGAACTGGCCAGTAAGTAGCTCCGCAAAAAATCCCCGAAAATACCGCTATTTTTCCCGAATTAAGCCATGCATCCACAGGGTGCATGGTTTTGCATGTGCCTTCCCGTCCCGTCATTCCCTTCGCAGACCGGTCCCGGCGCGGTCTGAGCCTGCCCATGCACCTGCATGAAAACCGACCCACGAAGCGGGCAGGCGAGGCGGGGAAAGCACTGCGCGCCAGCGGTAAAGTATTTATTTAATGATATTTAATTTCGCGGCCTGAGCGCGTCACTGCGCTGCGCGGGTCCGTGGGAGTGTCGGTGGGTAGGGCTGAGAGGTTTGACGGCGTGGCGAGCCTCTGTGGCGGTCAGACAAGGAGGAATAAAATGCCACCCAGAGGAGGAGGGAATTCAGTCAGTTAGGTGCTGACGGTGTTGCTTCTGAAGCCGCTCACCTCTGGTATATGCATTCACCTGATGTATTCGAGCCTGTAGCGCCTGTGACTATAGATGTGCCTGCATGAAAACACTCTCTCAAGACGTTGCTGGCTAGGTGGGGAGTGCATTGTGCGCCATTACTGTGCTTAAGATCTGGACTACCACCAGATGATCAGTTATAAATCAATGGCTCTAAACGTGTATGGCATATTTAGTTATGCTTGTCGGGTGCTTAGCCAGACACTTTTATATTGAACGGCTTTAGGGTTGCGCTTGGTGTGCCTCTGGATTGCACTCCTAGTTGCACGTCGTCGCGCAATCCAGAGGAACACCAAGCGCTTCCTCTAGGTAAGAGCAAATCGAAAGCTTACGCCACTACGTGGCGTAAGCTTCTTTTATGATAATTAATATAAGTCTTTACTCATGGAAAAAAATAAGAAAGAAAAATATGAGGAAAAGTTAAAAAAGCATGTCTCAGGGTGGGATCTTAAAAACTTTCGCGTATGTTATGACGAGCAAATAATTTTTCTTTGCGGGGCTAAAGTTGCACCATTCAATGAACCTCAAACTACAATGAGAGGGATGTTTTATGAATTTTGTAAAGAAAATGACTCCAGACTTTTTAATAAACTTCTCCTTGCTGAAGCATTTAAAAATTTTCTAAAAGATAGTCATTATCCTGACTTGATTTCATTTGAAAAAGACATTGCAAATCTATCCTCTTTGATTATTATTTTTTTAGAAAGTAGTGGTTCCATTGCAGAATTAGGCTTGTTTTGTAACTTGGATGATATAAATAAAAAACTTTTAGTTATTGTCCCCGAACATGAAGTAAAGGATGGTAAAAAAGAGTCGTTTATTTATCTCGGCCCACTATCCTATCTTCGTGAAAAGGTTAACGAAAAATCGTATATCGTTTACCCCGGCCCTGTTGACGGAAAGAATTACAACGAACATCTGGAGTTAATTCTCGATGATGTAAAATCATTGGCTCCCTCCGATGGAAAGGAATATAAGTTTGATGTAAATAATTCAGGTCATTTGGCCTTTTTACTTACACATATTATTTCTTTAGCCATGCCAATTAGACTAAAAGAAATCATGATGTGTGTAAGTGAGTTAGGTATTAATGCGACTTTGCAAAAAGACATAGAACGAATGCTATTCTTGCTCGAAACCTTTCTCCATATTAAAGTATATGAATATGGAGGTACAAAATATTATTATACCAAGAGTTCAAAAGGAAGCATTAGATTAGGTAAAAATAAATCTGGCTTCACGGTTGATGAGGTTGGTATAAAAGCAGATTTGCTACTTTTTATTAATGATGTAGCAAGGTGTGATGATAAGAGAAGGCGGTTGGCATTGAATTCGATAAAGGAGATGATCAATGAACATAATTGATATTATTTCTAAAAAGACCCTACTTCCATCACCTAACGTTATGGTTTTTATTAATACAGCGCCATATCGCTATAAAAAATATTATTTGCCAAAAAATAGTGGTGGCGTTCGTGAAATTGCCCAACCTTCACGTGAGTTGAAGGTTATGCAACGAATTATCATTGAAAAGATCGCGGCTTTTTTACCAATTCATGAAAGTGCATTTGCATATATAAAAGGGAAAAGCATTAAAGAAAATGCGCAAAAACATCAAAAAAATGAATATTTTCTTAAGTTAGATTTCTCGGATTTTTTTAATAGCATAAAGCCCAGTGATTTGCGAAATGCCTTAATAAAAAACGGTTTTGAGAATGATGCATTTAACCTTTTATTAATCGATAAATTATTTTTTTATAAAAAAACGAAAAAAAGCGGCCTTACTTTAAGTGTTGGTGCTCCAAGTTCGCCTCTTATTTCAAATGCTGTTCTTTACGAGTTTGATGTGCAAGTTACGGAACTATGTAACAAAGAGAGCATTACCTATACAAGGTATGCGGATGACCTAACGTTTTCATGTAATGAGAAAGGAAAGTTAATAGGTTTTCAAAAAAAAATAGTCAAAATTTTACGAAAAATTCCGTCTCCGCATTTAAGACTGAATGATAAAAAAACGATCTTTACATCAAAATCTGTAAGTCGCCGAGTAACAGGAATAGTTATAAACAATGACGGGAAATTGTCATTGGGTCGGAAAAATAAAAGAAAAATTAGTAGCTTAATACATCATTATACACTTAATAAGTTGAGTGTTGAGGATATTTATAAATTGAAGGGATACCTTTCTTATGCGAAGCATATTGAGAGTACATTTATCAATTCGATGGCAATAAAGTATGGCGTTGATACGATCAATGCCATACTTAAAGCTAATTAAGTTCTTTCGGAAATAATGTTTATTATTGTCGTTTGTGGAGTGGGTTTTGTTTCCGGATTAGATGTAAATAATATTATAACTACATTCAAAATAATAAGGGTTATTGGAATTAATCGTTCAATTGTGGTTAAGTGAAAATAACGCTTTGACTTAAGGTAGGCATACTCTTCATTAAAAGGCTTGAAAGGGAAGTTATTGTCATTTTCTATCTTGTTTATTGTTTCATATTTCGCTTCGTTTATTTTCTTGTATGTTGAAACTAGAAAAATCCAGTATAGATTCACTATAATACATACAAAACATATAATGGAACTCCATGCAATTTGTGATAACCCTGTTGATGATAGATAGCTATTAAGTGATATAAGACCTGTATTAATTGCTATAATGAATGTGTTAGTCTTTAGTCTACGCTCACTAGTTTTATCTGCCATATCAATACATAGTTTATAAATATCTATCTTCTCTTTCAATTCCATATCACTTATTACCTCTATTTTTTAAGCTGAAGTTTATTTATATAGTGAAGAAGCATACCATTGCATCATTTCTCTTCTTTGTTCAAAATATAAAGCATGGTTGTATACTCCCCTTATAGCATTTTTATCTACATGCGCTAACTGCATCTCAATCCACGCACTATCAAATCCTTGTTCATGCAGAATTGTCGACATGGTATGTCTAAACCCGTGACCTGTTGCCCGCCCTTTATAGCCAAGTAGTTCAATGACTTGTGTCACACTTTCTTTCGAGATTGGCTTGCTGCGATTGTTCCTTCCAATAAAAATGTAAGGGTAATGGCCAGTGATGGGCTTGAGTTGCTTAAAGAGTTCAATCACTTGGGTAGATAAAGGTACGACATGCGGCCTACGCAT